AATTAGACTTCGCCAACTATCTTCAGAATGGTCCTCGCCGTTCTGTTAATGAGGCTTTTCGGGGCATGGGCAAAAGCTGGATTGCCGCCGCGTTTGTTGTATGGAAACTCCGTATCAACCCTCATCTTAAATTCATGATCCTCTCGGCCTCCAAAGACCGGGCCGACAACTTCACCACATTCTGCCTTCGCCTCATCACAGAAATCCCTGTACTTCAATGCCTGATGCCCAGAGCGGACCAGCGGTGCTCCAAACTTTCTTTTGATGTCGGCCCCTCGAAGGCTGACCATGCGCCGTCAGTGACTTCCAAGGGCATTTTCAGCCAGATCACAGGTGGTCGCGCCGACTTCATCATTGCTGATGATATTGAGGTACCCGGCAACTCCTTTACTCAGGCCATGCGGGACAAGCTCTCGGAAGCCGTAAAGGAATTTGACGCCATCCTGAAGCCAGGCGGCACCATCTTTTATCTGGGCACCCCGCAGACCGAGCAGAGTCTTTACAACTCCCTTCCGTCCCGTGGTTATGCCATGCGCATCTGGCCCGCGCGCTTCCCTTCGGAAGAGCAGATGGTAAACTACGGGTCTGATCGGCTGGCTCCGTTCATCCTTCAGCAGCTCATAAAGAATCCCACACTGGTGGGAACCCCCACGGACCCCCTGCGCTTCACCGACGATGATCTCCTGGAACGTGAGCTGTCCTATGGGCGCTCTGGATTTCAGCTCCAGTTCATGCTGGATACCCGCCTCTCGGATGCTGACCGCTACCCTTTGAAGCTGGGTGATCTCATCGTCATGGGCTGCGGAGCGTCAGATGGCCCGGAAAAGCCCATCTGGGCGTCTGGAATTGGTAACGTGGTGAATGACCTGCCCTGTGTCGGTTTGAACGGAGACAGGTACCATTCTGTCGCGCATTTGGCAGGAGCGTGGATTCCGTACACCGGGTCCGTGATGGCTATTGACCCTTCCGGCAGAGGGACTGACGAAACCGCCGTGTGCATCATCAAGATGCTCAACGGCTTTCTCTACCTGACTGCCATAAGAGCCTACAGAGAAGGTTACAGCGACGGTACACTCAAGGACATCGTAAAGCTCGCCAAGGCCCAACAGGTGAACCATGTCATCATTGAGGCAAACTTCGGTGACGGTATGTTCACAAAGTTGATCTCCCCTTACTTCACCAAAGACTACCCTTGCCTCATTGAGGAAGTGAAACACAGCAAGCAGAAAGAAGCGCGGATCGTTGACACACTTGAACCTGTAATGAACCAGCATAAGCTGGTAGTGGATAGGAGCGTTATCATGTGGGACTACGAAAGCACCAAGAGTCTGCCTCCTGAGAAGGCCCTGAAGTACCAGCTCTTCTACCAAATGAGCAGGATCACCAGGGAACGCAATGCGCTGTCTCATGATGACCGGCTGGACTGCCTGGCTATAGCTGTAGCCTATTGGGTGGAGCAAATGAGCCAAGACGCTGATCGCCGGATGGATCAACGCAAAGAAGCTCTGCTCAAGGAAGAGCTGAAGGCTTGGGAGGATGAAGGAAAACTGAGCATAGCCAAGAACCGCATAGCCTTGCAGGAGCCTAACCTGAGCCTCACCAGGGAAAGGGCTGACATGCTTTTCAGCTTTAACTCGTTTACCCTTGGTGGTCTTCTGGCAAAATCATCCAGCCACCAGACGCGAAACAGAAACAGATTGAGAAAGGTCTACTAAGGATAACAACAGGATAAGGAATCATGAAGAAGAGAAGAGGGGAGGGTCTGACCACCATTCAGGTGGAAAGACCCCCTCTCTCTTTTGGGGAGATTCCTTGAATAGGGTCATTTCAAAAAGTTAGTAAATTCAGTGTGTTATAATTTGAAAATGATGTTCAAATAAATCATGAAAAATAAATTATTTTAATAGGTTAGAATTAGGTTGCATCATTCGGGAGAGAGAAAGGGGACTCCTTAGGATAACCTAAGATTCATCCCAGCTCTAAAGATAGTAAAACTGAGTCTAAAAATATACTTGATCAAAGTATATTCTTTATATTTTCTTTCTTTATGTTTTATTATGTGGATTATTAACTCAATATACCTATAGTCTTCTCTTGATATCTTTAGCTTCCTCTTGCTTTCCTATAGTTCACGGAACATGAAAGGCACAAGACAAGCTGCCGTTGACCCATAAGAGGCTAAAGGGGTATGATAGTTGGAGCGCAAGGTTGACTAGGGTTCCTCGGGTGGTTTTGATCAAAAAATGTGAAAGCCTTAAACGCTTCTCATACATTGACCTTTCCCCCCTGCCCCTCGCTTCCGCTCTCTGTGCCACGCCCTGGGCTGCCTTGGTCGCTGTTTGGCTGGCTTTTACCTTCTATATGCAGGCCAAAGCGCAACTAAGGCCCGCAAAGTGGCGTCAGTGCTCAATCTCCGTTGGATTATGAATCTGCTGGAGGGTGGAAAAGGTGGCGGGGGAGGCTGTGAATAGTGATACGATCTTAGGCTGAAATGACATGTCGTGTTACTTTTTTAAAATTTTGTGTTACTAATTTAATATATCTATTGAGAAGGTGAAAGTAAATGAAGGCACTTTGCGGACTGGCTTTTGCTTTTATCATAATCATTGCCGTACCTAACAGTGCGGTAGGGGTGGAATCAGAGAATAGCAATACATACAATATATCAATAGAAGTGCCAAAAAATGATGATGATACAGAGCAATTTAGTAGTAATGTTATTAACAGTATAGGGAAATTGAAAAAAGAAAGTGACATATTTATGCTTCATGTCATGCTAAATTTTTTATTATGGGATTATAGTACAGATATTGCATTTAAATTATATCAGCAAAATAAACCACATCCCAATATAGACGAAATGGAATATCTTGGTTGGTTTAGTTTACATCATCTTGCGTTATCAATAGTTAAGAAAAACGGTGAATTTAAAATTCACCATATTATATTAGCATATGAATATTTCAGTAAAAATCATGATTACAAAATGGAAGATTTCAAAAAGATTTCACGCTATGGCGCGCTAGTTAAACCTTATGTAGATACTGAAAAATCAACGCAAAAGAAAATAGAAACATACAATAATACTATAAAAGAACTACTAAATTAACAGAGGTAGTATTATGCCCGCCCTACCAGGATACTACACGGCTACCGAAGCCGCAGAAAAGTTAGGTTACCGAGACGGTTCTTATCTCTCGCGTATGTGTGCCCAAGGTAAAATCATGGCTTATAAAGTTGGTAGCGTCTGGCTTATCCCTGAACAATGGGTAACTGAGCAGCTACAAATAAGCCCTAAGGGCCCAGGAGCACGGGGCATTAGCAGAAAATAAAAATTTATCCAACTAGCTTGACTTATCCAGTTAACTGGACTATAAGGGAGCTGTGCAAGGGAAAAGCCCTAAGGACAACTCCCTTATTTTTTGCCCTTATTATCCAATTAAATGGATAACACATTGACAATCCTTTCCAGCCCATAAGAACCCGCATGGCGGCTGCAAGCTGGAATCAATAGAGAATCTAAGGAACCTAGTTCACTCAAGGCCTTTTAAACCATCATAGGCCCCGCAATCCTCATGCCTCACAGCTCACACCATCTCACCATTACCACCACCACCACCGCGCACACTTGCCGACTGAGCGGCCTTGTTGCCGCCCTAAACTGCCTACTGTGTGGCCCGGCCTGCGCTCTACGGAGCAACGAACATCCGGGCGTGACTTTGCATAGCATCCGGCGCGGTGACGGTGATCATGAGGATGACGGTGAGGATTACAGGGCCACTTGATGGCTTAAGAAAAGATGGTTAATGTCAAATCAAGGAGTAAGGCCAGACTATGAGAAAAAGACGGCTTGCCACCTACACCGCTACGTTTTTAGGTAATTTTGCGGTGATAGGCTTTGGGTTATGGCTCTTTGAGGGAAAACCCGGAACGGCAGTATTGAGCCTCTTAGCTCTTGTGGCTGGAGGTATAATTACTTGGAGGGCACAAGAATGACACAGTATGTCATCATGGGAATCGTAATTGTAGCCGTGGGCCTTGTTGGTTTTTGGGCCGCAACGCCAAAAAAGAAGACTGAAAACAGGTAAGATTTAACTCTACTAAATAAACAGAAAGCCGCTTGGGAAATAACCTGAGCGGCTTTTTCATATCCAAAGCGTGAGCCCTGACGTTTCCCAAAAGAACGCCGGGGCTTTTCTATTCCCAGAGTCTAACGCGCCAAAATAAAAGAGTAACGAGATGTTAGTGACAAAGATTGCTGAAATATTCGTCTATTTCATTGCCTCTATCCTTG